CATCAGCCATCTGTTGTGCTTCTTTAGCAACAGTGTAGATTTCGCCACGGCTTAAACCAATATCGTTTAGTTCATAATCAGTTAGGTTGCTTAGTTCATTGTATGTTTTGTTAAACATAGCACGGTCGGCGAATAGTGTTTTGAATAGTTTTCTAAACATTATACTTCCTCCACACTTTTGCCTAGCATGATAGCCTTGGCTTCTTTGTGGTAGCCCATCTGAGCAAGTTGAGCAGCAGCACGGGCACGACCCATAGCCTCAAATGCTGACATTGTTTTAGTGAAGAATTTGTTTGCAAATTTTGCAACCGCTGCACAGAATGCGCAGTAGTAGGTGTTCAACGTTGTAGTTGTCATTTTTAATTTCCTTAATATGTGTGTGTGCTTTAGGAGAGCAGTACCCCGGAACTTCCCCGGCTGTGCAACCACTTGTAAGGCATGGATAATGCCCAAGTCTTTCCTTGTGTCATTAGTGAAAACCACTAATGGTTTCTACTAACATCTTTATTTACCTTATTATACTTTAGTAGTTGACAAAAATCAATGGTTATTTTCGCAAAGCGGCCATGCGCATTTTGCATGGATCACATTACAAAATCTAACGTATAAATTTTGTAAATAAATGCATGAAATACATTGCACTTCTTATTGGCATTGCTGCGAAATTTTTCTTTTCAGCATTATTTGCTCTTGTCTTTATTACATTAAGTTTAACTATAGGCGGAATGGTATACGGATCTCTTGTAGAAGCAGGGTATATAGAACGATCAGATAATGATTAGTCTTTTCTCTTGACAATTAGCTCAGAGGTTGTATAATTACAGTATGAAGATTACAATCGCAGGCTACGGCTTTGTGGGCCGAGCTCATGAAGCAGTATTAAAAGACAAGCATGATATTACTATTGTTGATCCAGCGTTCAACAGTACGGTCATTCCTCGAGACACGGATGCAGTTATCATCTGTGTATCAACACCGGCACACGAGTCAGGCGCATGTAACATCAATAATGTATATGAAGTTATTGAAGCAAGCCCAGATGTGCCTATCCTAATCAAAAGCACAATTAGCGTAGAAGGATGGGACATGCTGGTTGAGTCGTTTCCTAATCGTATGCTAAACTTCAGTCCAGAGTTCCTTAGAGCAGCAAGTGCAGTAGAAGACTTGAAGAACATGAACTTGATGCTTATAGGCGGAACATCGTGTTCATTCTGGAGCAAGGTATTTGATGTAAGCGTAGAGATTGCTGAAGCTCGTGAACTCATACTAGCCAAGTATGCTCGCAACAGTTTCCTTGCACTGAAGGTTGCGTTCTTTAATCAGATGTATGACCTATGTGATGCACTAGACATTGAGTATGCAGCAGTTGCACATTATACAACAATGGATCCTCGCATTGGAGACAGTCATAGTTTTATTACGGAAGAGAGAGGCTTTGGCGGCCACTGTTTTCCTAAAGACACCGCAGCACTTGTTCACACTGCTGGGCGTAATGATACACGATTAAGTATCATAGAAGAAGCAATTAATTATAACAATCAACTAAGGAAAAGTAAAAATTGAAAATGAAGATCATCTCCGGTAATGCTAATCCCGAACTAGCAAAGAGTATTGCGCAACATTGTTTTGCAACCCTAGTACCTGCAAGTGTTAAGACATTTGCAGATGGTGAGAGTAGTGTAGAGTTCCATGAGAACATTCGAGGCGAAGATGTTTTTATTATTCAAAGTACCAGCACACCAGTTAACGATCATTTAATGGAACTAATGATTATGATTGATGCTGCTAAACGATCAAGTGCCATGCGTATTACAGCAGTAGTTCCTTACTTTGGTTATGCACGACAAGATCGAAAGAGTGCAAGCCGTACTCCAATTACTGCAAAGCTAGTAGCAGACTTGCTTACTACAGCAGGAGCAGATAGGATCCTTACTATGGACCTACACGCAGGACAGATCCAAGGCTTCTTTAATATTCCAGTTGATGACTTGACCAGCAGACTTGTATTTGCAAAAGACATTAGACATAAACTAGGTATCGATGACGAAGGCACACTAGATGCTAAGACTGTATTTGTATCACCAGATGCAGGCGGCGTTGTTCGTGCTCGCAAGTTTGCCGATATGTTCGGAGGCGACATTGCTATTGTAGACAAGCGTCGACCTGAAGCAGGCAAGAGCGAAGTAATGGGATTGATTGGTGATGTTAAAGGTAAGCATGCTATTCTAGTTGATGACATTGTAGACAGCGGCGGAACACTTTGTAATGCAGCACAGGCTATTATGGATGCAGGTGCGAAGAGTGTTAGAGCATATATCACACACGGAGTGCTGTCAGGCAAAGCATGTGAACGTGTTCAAGACAGTGTACTTGAAGAATTGGTAATTACGGACAGTATTGCAAACAAGTGTCCCAAGACAGTTACTAAAGTTCGTCAAGTAACTGTTGGAACACTGTTTGGCGAAGCTATTCGTCGTGTATCAAACGAAGAAAGCGTTAGTAGTTTATTCGGCTAATGCTGCTTCAAGGTGCTTGATGTATTCATCCATTGAATGATCGCCAAAGCTATCTACTTTACCTTGCTTTAGGCCCATCCATATGCCGCGCCACTTGTCTTTGATTAGCTGCCAGCCAGTTGGGTTTCTAACTTGGCCATACGCATTCAAGTAGTGTTGAGTACCGTGATGTACAAATCCAAGGAACGTTGGAGGAACAGTTGTAACGATATCGTTGTTGTTTCTCCAACGGTGATGCACGACACCTAAGCTGTTAACATACTTGCGCCATCCTACTCTAGGTGAACCATATGTGTAAAGCTCTTCTGGATCAGGAACACTTGCATAAAACATACAACGGCTAGCCATAATAGTTGCCATTGCTGCTCCTAGACTGTGTCCACAGAACCATACCTTCTTGCCCATATTAACAGGACGAATCAAGTCGTCACATACCATTGGCCAAAGATCATCTACTTCTGATTTGAAACCTTTGTGTACTCTGCTGATAGTTTCTGCAACTACAGGAATTGCTCTAAGGTCTGCTGCAATATCACTGAACTGAGTTGGTTCAGTTCCTCGACATGCTATGACCAAATCATCTTTGTTCATGAAGCGGTATGCCTGAGCACCGTCTCTGTCATAAAACTCTACAGTTGTAAAGCCTAGCTTCTTCGCTTGACTTTTCGCGTCCTTTAAGTTATTATAAGCTATACTTGCAAGTTTAGCAAACAACAAGGATCTTTCTTTGAAATTCAACTCTGATATAGACATTATGCCCTCCTTCATCTATTACAATCATATTTATCGATGCGCTAAATACATTATCGGAGTAACGCAATGAAAAAACGTACAAGAAGTATTTTAGAAGAACTTAACAGCTTTGGCCGTTCCTATAATAGCGACAAGCAAATTGAGACTTCAGCTAATAATATCATTGAAAGCAGCATAAACTTGTTGAATAGAATCGCAAGCACTTATGATGATGTAACGGCTGGCGAACTCGAACGAAGATTTATTAATGCTATTAAGAGCGGCGACCCTAAAAAGTTTAAACGCGGCATACAAAAAGTTATAGAGAGCAAGAACAATGACAGTGATTCTTAAAGAAGGCGGCAACGTATTCAAACAGCCTGACGCAACACCAATTACACAACGTATTGCTACAGCTGATGTGCAACCAACAATAGATTGGCTCAATGCTACGTTTGGCTTTAAGTTTGTCGACGAAGATATGCTCGGAACAACTGGTAAGAAAAATAAACCAGATGGTACATTTGAAGAAAATTCATCAGGTGATATAGATTTAAACGTTGACGAACGAGAATTACCTAAAGAAGAAATAATTGCAAAACTTTCTGCGTGGTGTCAACAGCAAGGCATACCTGATTTAGAAATTATGAACAAGGGTAGAACCTTTACAGGAGGTTGGGTAGCAAACGCAGGACTTCAAGTACACTTCCGTACTCCAATCAGAGGCGATGTTAACAACGGCTTTGTTCAAACAGACTTTATGCTTACAGACAATCCTGCTCTACAACGTGGCGCCAAACGTGGCGGCACAGAATCCTTTACTGGTGCTGACAGGGCTGTACTACTTTCTAGTCTTGCAAGAGGTAGAGGATACAAGTTTAGCCCAACAAAGGGTGTAGTCGATCCTAACAATGGTGATGCTGTCGTTGCAAATGACTGGGATGAAATTGCAGAGATACTACTAGGTAAGGGTGCTAGAGAAGCTGACACACATACTGTTGAGCAGATGCTCGCAAAACTAAAAGGCGATCCAAACTACGAACAGCTTATTGGTCCTTGGAAAGAGAACATGATAAAGGCTGGTAAAGAAGTGCCCGAATCACAAGTTGAATCTCTAGCAGATAAACAACTTCGTAGAATTAGAGAACTAAGCGGCGCACCACTTAACAGTGTAGTGATGTCGTCAGGAGCATTTAACAGATGAGATATAGCGATATTAAATTAGTTGAAAGTCGTATCTTTCTAAAAGAAGGTGCTCGCATTGACCACGCAGAAGACATTGTGTTCTGGGAAGGTAGCCGAGGAGCAATCCGTGCGTTAGAAAGTCTTAAGAGTTTAGAACAAGGAAAGCATACAGATGTTACTATTAAATGGGACGGCAGTCCTGCTATCATCTTTGGCCGTGATGCTAACGGTGATTTTGTTCTTACAGACAAAAGCGGATTTGGCGCTGTTGGATACGATGGTAAGAGTAAAAGCGGCGAAGATCTAGAACAGATGTTTCTAAACCGTAGTGGCGGCAAGAACAGAGAGAAACCAGACTACGTTGCATTCGCAGGAAAAATGCGCAGCATCTTTGATCTTTACGAACGTGCAACACCTAAAGACTTCCGTGGGTTTCTAAAAGGAGACCTACTATATTATACTACACCGCCAGTTAAGAATAACAATTATGTATTCAAACCAAACATTGTTGAGTATGCAGTAGATGTTGACAGCGACCTAGGCAAGCGTATTGGTCAATCAACTACAGGTGTTGTTGTTCATAGAATGATCGACGAAGCAGGCAATGAAAGTCCAGTACCAGAAGGCATCGACTTCCAAGGTACTGATGTGCTAATCTTCCCAAGTGTAACTGTACAAAAGGCTCCCGAGATTGATGACGAAGATATTAACAATCTTAAAGCAGCAGTTGCAAAGAATGCAGGCGCAATTGACAAGCTATTAAATGCCGCAGATCTTACAGCACTAAAAATATCAGACTTTGCAAAAGTATTGTATGCATATACTAACAGCAAAGTTGATACAGGATTAGAAAACTTAGGCGCAGACTTCTTTGATTGGATGGCAAGATCTAAACTATCGGCTAACAAACAAAAGAATATTGCTGCACACATACAAGCCAACCAAAGAGGTTTTGATGCAATCTGGCAAGTAGTGTCAGGCATTATGCAAATCAAAGACAAAGTGATTAGTCAGTTTGATTCACACGATTCAACAGTAAAAGCAAACATACCAGGTCACGGTGAAGGCGGTGAAGGATATGTATTGGCACATCCAGAAGGTGATGTTAAACTAGTACCAAGAGAATTTTTCACAAGAGCCAACAGAGCCGTACAACGATAAGGAAATATAATTATGAAAATGCAAGACATTATAAACGAAGCTAATTTCGAAATGACACCGCAGCAGCGCAAACTAGCAGAATATGGACGTATATTAATGGATCAAGCAGCATCAACGAAAGACGATGGGCTATCAGTTGTTATGTCTAGAGTAGGCAGTACGCTTACAGACTTTGGTACAGTATTTGGTCCAAAGAATCTAGCTGAAGTTGTTAAGAAGGCCGGAGTTAGTCCTGAAGTTATTAAAAAACTATTAGCTTATGCAGAACAGATTCAACAGCAACAGGCAGCATTAACTAAGGATCATAAACAAGGTGGACTTGACGATACTGATCAAAGCGACACTGATCCTGACGAGTTCGCTGAACCATCTGATGATGAAATAACTGCAATGCAAGCAGATAAGTATGCATCGAGAGCTAAAAGAGCATAATGGATTTTATTAGATCAATTGTAAACGAGTCTGATCTCATTACAGATGCGGATGTAGATAAGTTTCTGGAAGATTTAGCAATACTAGACGAGCCACGTTATACTGCCCGTGAATGGGCAATGATGGAAGGCGGACATGATGTTGCTGATGCTATAGACACTGTACATATTAACGAAGATGCATTTGATCGAATTGCTAAACGTGTTGAAAACCGCAATCTAATTAATTACAGACTTATAGTTGGCGCAGAGAACCTAATGCGAGTAAAATTATTTTTAGAACTTGCTAAAGAAGGTAAGAACATTCCATCAGCGTATGTTAAGGGTATGCAGCCTGCAATTGAAATGCTAGATGATATAGTATCAGCAGGCCCAGGATTTGTACAACTACTAAGAGTATTGCACAAAAGAGCTCAAAATAAGCAGTAAGAACAGTAATTTTGTCTTAGAGACTAAATACAATACAAGAACTTCACAGAGTGTGAAGGACCATTTTCGATTAAAGGAGAAATAAAATGGCAGCAGTAGACTCAAGAGCAATCACAGTAGCTGGTAACGGTTTAGGCCCAGTAACACGTATTTGCACAATCACTAACTCAGGTCAAACTCAAGCAGAGCTAGACTCAGCAATTCAAGCACTAACAACTGGTGTAACAGTATCTGACGTATTTTACCCTGGCGCAACAGTCGCTGGCGTAACTGCACTTGCAGACGTTGTATACGTTGCACTACAAGGTGGTGTTGCTCCAGAAGGAACAGCAGGTTCATACACTACTGCTACTACTGTAGCAGTTGTAGCAACTTTCGAATAATCCTAACTACCTTAGGAACCGTGCTGTAACGGCACACTGGGCTCACTTTTAAGTGGGCCCTTTTTTTATGGCTGTAAATACAGTATGAGATTTAAATTAACTACAGTTGTTGATATTACAGAAACTAATGCTCGTCGTGGTGACGACAAGCGCCTTGTGAATCAACAGGCAAACTATTACACAATGCTACAGACTATTGGACTTAGAGTTAATATAGATCCTATCAGTTGTGTTGCACAATTGGGCAGTGTAGACAAACTGTCATTTGGTACAGCTATAAAAGGTAAGCAACGATACTGGGAATTTATGTTTGAAGTTGAATATGAAGATGCATTGTCATTAGACATGCTAGTATCAGATTTTGATCTTGTTCCTATTATTACAGGACTAGATGAAACTGCTAAAATTACCAATAATGTTTTTAGGACTGGTCACCCAAATGACACTAATATAGTGTTTGAAATTGTAGAATGATGATAAATAACACTGTAGACTAAAAACTATAACAGGCACATCTTAAAATATACCCAAAGGCTAACGCAAGAGTTTACTTACTTACGGAGAATAAGATGGCCAACGCCACTACTGAATTAGAAAAAACGAATCTAGAAGCACACGTTGATTTATGCGCAATACGCTATGAATCATTAGAAGGGCGCCTCTCCAAAGTAGAAGAAAAGATTGACACTATTCATGATGATATGCTTGAAGGACAGAAGTCAATTACCAAAGTGCTTATCGGCACAGCTGGCACAGTCGTTGCTAGTTTATTATCCATCGTTATCGTTATATTAATGAACCC